CTAAGGTTTATTTGGCAATGTACAAACACAAGCGAGACTGGCGCAAAGAGCCAGTCAAAGCGATAGCCGACCGCATTACTAGATTTTTTACTAAGGGCAAATACTCGCATTGTGAAATCGCGATAGAACGCATTGAATTTACTAACGGACACCATTATGAGCATACGACAGTATATGACTGCTACTCCTCATCGGTACAAGATGGCGGCGTACGTTGCAAACAGATTGATGTATCCGATAACGCCAAATGGGATTTAATCCCCCTCACCGATGTCACCGAGGAGCAAATCAAAGCCTATTTTGACCGCACTTTGGGTTGTAAATACGACTGGTGGGGCGCGCTAGGAATCGTACTTGGCATCAAACAAAAACGCAGTAAGTATTTTTGCAGTGAGTGGTGCTTTAATGCGATTTGCGGTGGAGAAAATGGTTGGCGGTTTAGTCCGAATCAATTAGGGGCAATGTTTAAACATGATGACTAAAGACAAACCGATCATTAATTTTAACTGGAAATTTGGTGACGATGAAAGCGAAACACTGACGCTAGATGAAAAAGAAGTACCTGAAGGCTTTGCTGATAGCGAATTTGACTTGTTTATCGTGCCTGATGGCAAAGATCCAGTTATCCATTTGACAAAAGGCAATGGTATTGCGTTATCGGATAACAACATCAAAATCACTTGCACGCGCGACCGTTTAGCTAACACAAAGTGGAAGACCGCAAGTTGGGCGTTAAAAATCACGAATACGAGCAACTGGCGAGACACGCTATGTGGCGGAAAGATTACGCGTTATAGCTATTATCCTGCAGAATGCGTAGAGGAATGACGTGATGAAAGACTGTAAACGGGCAATCGACGTGAAATTGCAATCAAAACAAGCCGCGGCGGTATCGTTGCAATCAAAACAACCTATCAAGGTGACGTTATCAAAAGGTATTTCTGGTAGCCTTGATAAACCTACAACAAGCGGTCAAATTTCAGTGTTGGAATTACAAACTGTTGTGCCTTCTGCAATCAATTATCCCGAAGACGAAGCGAAATTAGCGAGTGGGGATTATGTGGTAGACACATACAATAACGAATTGGTTATTCAAGTGGGCAAGCAATATGCAGGTTGGGAATCTAATGGCGTAAAAGTCAATGAAGAAGGGCTGTTGAAATTGCAGAACTATGTCAATAGTTCTGGGGAGACAGTGAATATAACATTAAAATCGCCAGTAAAAGCCACTTCTGTTTTATACAATCATATTAGAGAGGTTGATTTAAATCGACTGGTTTCTGTAACAGACTTTACATATAAATTTGAAAACAACACACTTAGCGAGTTAAAACTACATGGGGTGTTGGAAAACGGCAAAGCGGTTTCACGCTATTTAAACCAAAACACAGATTATCTACAAATTCGTCAATCTCACACTGCAGGTTATGGCACTATGATTGATAGTTCATATAATAGAGAAATTTATAATCGGTTCTTCAGCCAAAATGGCGAAAAACCAAGTGATGGTTACTCTATACCTGAAGATGTTACTGATATTGAACTTACTATCAATCACAACGGTTTTTCTAAAGTAATCATTTTATATAAGGAAACGCTTAATACTTAATAGATTGAACCAAAAATTTAAGACCACAGTCCATGATGTGGACAACGCCAGACTCTTGGCCAGATAGGGTTTAAGATAATTTTATATATCTAAACGCCCTTTAATGATGATTTAAAGGGCGTTTTTATCTAGGTTTAATCTGTGATTTGTTTTGCATAAGCGTTTTAGTATTATGCAAAATAAATTCCAACTTTATACAAAAAGTTTTACGAACTTATAGTAGGTTTTTATATGTGGAAACAACAAAAACTAAAATTATCCCCACAGGCTAAAACAACATTACAAAACGCACAAAAGGGGATTATTTCCCCTTTTTCGCTATCTGTAAGTGGTACTAAATTAGGTGTGCATAATTGGTCGCACGGTATCAAAGAAAAATCAAATCACTATTTGTCACCCGAAAATGCCGTGAAAGCACTGGCGGCAAAGTTGGTTGATTATGCCGATCCGAATCGCCCTAAAGGTGTGCAGGATGTCGTGGTCATTATGGTGACAAGTAGCAATATTGATCAGTTTATTGCAGAGTTGGAAAAAGTGCGTGAGCTATTGCCAGAGCCCACATTTAAGCAAGCGCTAGACTATGCGAAATCAAGTAAAGATTTACAAGAAACAAAAATGATAAAAACGCCAACTATGGTAAGTCCTTCATTCTCTAATAGTGCAGATATTACGCCAGGTTCCGCCCGCACGATGCAAAGTATTTTACGCAATGCGACATCTGCAGCGGTTGCTGCGCAAACTAAAGATCCGATGGCGATGATTGAGGCGTTAAAGGCCGCTAAAAAAGAACGCGATAAAGCCAATAATGAAAAAGTCGAAAAAATGTTGAATACATCGGCGAATGTATATGCATTTTCTGTTTCGGATTATCTCGAAGTGGCGGAAACAAAAATCAAATTGAATCTGCCGACGGCGGGTAATGTATTTACCGCTTGTGTGATGTTTATTGGTACAGATTTAACCAATATTAGAGGAATGTTGCAAAATGCAGAAACGTAATCCAAGTGTACAACTTGCACTAAATGGCACGCCAATTTATTTAAACAATATTTTAATGTCGGTTTCGGTCAAACGTGAAGAAAAAGACATGAGCGGTCAAAAATCAAGTACCAAAACATCAGATAAAGGCGTAAAAGCCAAAGAGTTAAGCGTAACGGGGTTTATTCCATACAACAGGAAAGAGTGGCTGACGCAGCTTTTCAATTTAGCAGAAGCAGAAACGGGCAAAGGCGAGCAAACAAAATATCGGGTATCTTGCACAGTTGCAGAGGCGGTAAATATGCGTGAAGTGCAATTTAGTGGAGAGGTTTCTGCAACAGAACAAAATGGGCAGTTGGGCTGGTCGATTTCCTTTACTTTGCGCGAGGTAAATTCTGTTGCAGAGAAAAAAGACCAACGCAAGAAAAAACCAAAAGCTAAAGCACAAGGTGAAAAAGCCCCAACAGCGCAAAGTTCAGAAAATAAAAGTGCGGCTGGAAATGGTAGTAAATCTGAACAATCTCAAACTAAGCAAGACGATTCGTTTTGGGGCAAGATTGACAGAGACTTAGGGGAAATTGACGGATGAAAATAATCAAAACGTGCATTATTGACGGCGAAGAATTAGAACTTTCAGATGAGCAAATTATCCTTGAGTTGAATAATACTGGGCGTGGATTCGTCACTGTGCTAACTGAGAAAGATTGTGTAGGCAAAAGTGCAGTTTTTGAGATGGGAGAATATGATCACTATTACAAATGGTTTGACGGTATTGTTGAGCGTGAACAAAGTGCGGAAAACGGCTATAAAAAATTATTTATTCGCGAAAAAGTGGCCGTGTTTGAAAAGCCGTTAAATTGCTCTCATCGCCATATTACTTTGCGCGATTTATGCGCGTGGATTACAAGCCAAACAAAAATCCCTGTAAAGGTACCGCAAGCAGATTATGCGGATACGCCGATTTCGTTATTCACTCATAATGGCAGTGGTTATCAGCTTTTAGCCAATATTGGGCGACAATATCAAATAGCAGATTATATGTGGCAACAATCGCCAGACGGTTCTTTGTTTGTTGGTTCGCATAAAGATTCACGCTGGGCTGGAAAGAATATTGAGTTTGACGAAAGCATGACATTAACAAGCGGCAGCAATGATATGACAATTCCTATCACCGCCGCTATTCGACCTGGTGCAATCATTAATGGCAATAAAATTCAGAAAGTGGAATTGCATGGCGATGATTATGTTTTGTCATGGGAAAATCTAGGCAAAGACGGCAAGCCAGAACAAAAAAGCCCTGAACGCCGACAAATGGAAAAAACGTTCCCAGAATTGGCGGGCGGTTATCATTTGCCGAAGTATGCGAAAGTCGTTGGCGTTGCAGATCCATCTAGTGGCGGTGATATTTCCGATCCGTTCCGCCCGAAATATGCCGTCGAGTTGCAACTACTGGACGAAAACGGAAATGAGGATAAAACTGTGCCAGTTTATCCAGCTGTGCCTTTGCCTGTAACAAGTACAGGTTCACAAGGCGGAGATTTTGCTTTTCCTGAAGTGGGCACGATGGTAGAAGTGGGCTTTGCTTATGGGAGAAGCGATCAACCTTTTGTACGCACTATGTTAGCACAAGGAAAAACAGTACCAAGTGTTGCACCTGGAGAACAACTCAAACAGCAACGCCCCGAAGTGTATGAGCGCACCGATGCCGCAGGCAATAAGGTTCGCGAAACCGATCAGAAGATTACAGATAAATCCTTTGAACGACACATCGAAACAGATAGTGAAGTAAAACAAATTGGTACATCAACAAAAACAGTAGATTCAGATAGTACGCAAACTATAGGCGGAAATAAAACTGTTAGCGTATTGGGTAGTATAAATGATACGACTGCAAGCAATCGTACTGTGGGAACAGGTGGCACGCTACAAGAAAAAATTGTGGGATTAGCGCAACGTGTTTCGGACGAAAAGAATAAATTTGTGGCGCCGCTAAGTTATATGGGTACTGAAGGGCAAAACATATTTAGACTGTTGGAAGATACTATTCAACTATTAGGCGAGGTGGCAAGCATAGTGGCAACTCATACTCATAGAGGATCGCCACCGCCAGATCAAGCAAGCACATTCACCCAGCAGGCAAACAAAGCAAAAACAATCAAAGGTAAACTCACGCCGATTATTGAGTAACAGTCGTAATTCACATCAAACCAAAGCCGCACAATGTTGCGGCTTTTCTTTATCTCCCCGATATACATATCAGAGACATCAACTACGGAAAATCTAAGTTATTGTTATAACAAATAAATCTACGTAGTAAGCAATATAAAACAATTCCACGGAAATTTTTCACGTAAAAACAGAAGGCACGGAAAATCCACTTCCTCCCCCGCCGAATTTGCGTTAAAAATTGGTGTTTTTTCAGTTAGATTTCAAAGTAAAAATTAATCTAACTTATTGAAGTAAAAGAGATCATTAATGCAACTGAATAGAGATCTTAACTGTAAAAATTTCAATCTTTTTCATCACTTTTCACTTAAAATAGATCATTGATAATAAGAATAACAAGATAACCTAATGATTTTTAAATTGTTTTTAGATTTTCCGTGTGAAATATGGGAGTAATTGATTTCAGTTAATTGACTGGCGGTTATCGCCATTGTTTAAAGATAGGTCTAAAAGTAAAGATAAAAACTAGATATTTATAATCGCCACTTTGTCGCCAGTTGAATATTATTGGTGGGTCGTGAAGGATTCGAACCTTCGACCAACGGATTAAAAGTCCGCTGCTCT